TATCAATAAACATTGTGATTTTATGGTTCACTATGGAACTTATGAAGACAGTGGTGATTTTAGACAAGTTGCTAATGGTTTAAAATTTACTGAGAAACAAAATGATGTCATGCTAGATATTTATGCTAAACGATGCATGAAAGGCAAGTATTTTCGAGATAAAGATATGGACCAGAAAAAGACATTTACATTTATTAAAAACAAAATAGAAAAGCTAACAGACTGGTGGATGACACCAGAAGAAGCAGTATATTATGGGTTTATGGATAAGATCATATGAGCCAAAAAGAAATTATTAAAGAGTTAAACAGTGCTTGGCTAAATTTAACCTTAAAAGATTCGGAGGTAATAAATCCCTTAGAACGTTTAAGAACAGATGACCCAACAGAGTTCTATAAAAGGCTCACATGCTTGTTCATGAACCCAGATTATTTTTCTTTCATATGTAAGCACGTATTAAATATCGATCTGCTACCTATGCAGGCTCTTATTTTGAAAGAAATGTGGCATCGTAAGTTTCCAATGTTGGTTGGTAGTCGTGGCCTTGGTAAAACCTTTATTTTATCATTATATTGCGTATTAAGAGCCATGTTGATTCCTGACAGAAAAATAGTCGTCGTTGGAGCCGCGTTCCGACAGTCAAAATATCTACATGATTATATGGAGAACATTTGGAAAAATTCTCCAATTCTGAGGGATATGTGTGACAGTAACAGCGGTCCTAGACGCGATGTCGACATGTGTAAACTTACTATAAATGGCAGTACTGTATCTGCACTGCCCATCGGTGATGGTCAAAAAATTCGTGGACAACGAGCAAATGACATTATTGCCGACGAATTTGCGAGTATGTCAAGAGAAATTTTTGAAAACGTAATTGCAGGATTTGCAGCCGTATCCGCCTCGCCAGTAGAGAATGTGAAAAGACTAGCAATGGAGGAAATGGCTAAATCTAAGGGAATAGACACCTCATTTTTATACGACAAAAAAGAACTAGACAATTCTAAGAGTAACCAAATTGTGTTATCTGGCACGGCTTATTATGACTTTAATCATTTTTCTGAATATTGGAAAAGATGGAAAACGATTATCGAGACTAAGGGTGATGAAAAATCTATTTCCACTAATGTTTTCAACGGGGAACCGGTTCCTGCATCATTTAAATGGGATGACTACTCTATAATTAGAATACCAGTAGATTTAGTTCCTAAAGGATTCATGGATGAAGGACAAATTGCAAGATCAAAAGCAACTATTCATAATGGTATTTATCTAATGGAATTTGGGGCTGTATTCAGCAAGGATAGTCAAGGGTTTTTCAAAAGAAGTCTTATAGAATCTTGTGTTGGCACAGATCTTAATCCAGTAAAGCTACCTAACCAAAATGTGTATTTTGATCCTCTTTTACATGGAAATAAAAATTGTAAGTATCTAATGGCAATCGACCCTGCATCTGAAGTTGATAACTTTAGTATTGTAGTACTTGAGCTTCACGCCGACCATAGAAGGATTGTTCATTGTTGGACAACAACAAGAAAAGATCATACTGAACGTGTGAAAAAGGGCTTAACTAAAGAAAACAACTTTTATAGTTATTGTGCTAGAAGAATTCGTGACCTAATGGGTTTATTCCCTATCGTGCATATCGCTCTTGATGCTCAAGGAGGCGGTTATTCTGTGGCTGAGGCTTTACATGACCATAATCAATTACAGCCCGGAGAGATACCTATCTGGCCCGTTATAGACGAAGACAAACCTCAGTCTTCAGATGATGAACAAGGATTACATATTTTAGAACTTTGTCAATTTGCCAGATATGATTGGTATTCAGAAGCTAATCATGGATTAAGAAAAGATTTGGAAGATAAGATTTTACTATTTCCCCGCTTCGATCCAATTACAATTGGTCTATCTATAGAGCAGGATAAAGTTAATAATAGATTGTATGACACACTTGAAGACTGCGTTATGGAGATTGAAGAGTTAAAGAATGAATTATCACTCATTGAGGTAACAGAAAGCGTTAACGGTAGAATGCGTTGGGATACACCAGAAGTTAAAATTGGAGTAGGAAAAAAGAAACGTATGAGAAAAGACCGTTATTCTTCTTTACTAATGGCAAACATGTCTGCTAGATCTATCTCTTTTGATGAAAAGAAAAGTACATATACTGGATATGGAGGTTTTGCAACACGACCTGATGGTAAAACTCCTGATCAAGCAACTTTTTCTGGACCAAATTGGTTTACATCACAAATGAACGACGTTTATTGATCTCTATGGTGTATAGTTAGCGAATAGTTTAATTACATTCTGATTACATTCTGATTATAGGGAATTACTATGACTCAAGACAAACAGCCGGAAAAAGAACAAAGTCCTTATGTCTTTTGGACATCCGCAGAAGATCAGCATGAAGCGTTTGAAAATACTGCTGGAAATGTAGATAGCTATGATGGCATTATGAGTGCTAGTGCTAGTCGTCGCTCATATATTGATATTGAGCCAAATATTTCTGTTAGACCTGATTTCTTAAAAGATGATTATTATCGTTTTCGTCCATTAGAAGAACCAGGTAGTAACTTTAAACAATCTATGTCTATGTGTATGAAGGCATATGATAGAGTAGGCATAGTAAAGAATGTAATTGATCTTATGGGAGATTTTGCATCCCAAGGTATTCAGCTTAATCATCCAAATAAAAAGGTAGAGAAATTCTATAGAAAATGGTGGGCTAAAGTTGGAGGTACTGAAAGATCTGAGCGTTTCTTAAATATGTTATATCGTTGTGGAAACGTCCTTATTTATAAGAGATATGGAAAAATTACTCGTAAAGATCAACGAGAAATGTCTAAGGGTAAAGACGCACTTATTGTAAATAAAAAGCCTATCATTGTCAAGAAAACTATTCCATTTAGATATGATTTTCTTAATCCTATGCAGATTGATATAGAGGGTGGATATGCCGCCAATTTTAGCGGAGACCCTAAATATAAAATGAAGATTTCTAATTCATTGAGAAAGTCTTTTGAGAAAAACGCTAAATATGTAGACCAGTTACCTCCTGCATTAAAAAAGGCCGTGCTAGATAAAAGTTCTTCTATTGAACTAGATAGTGAGTATTTAGAAGTATTTCATTATAAGAAAGATGACTGGGAACTATGGGCTAATCCAATGGTTAACGCAATCATTGACGACATTATGATGCTTGAAAAGATGAAGCTAGCGGATATGTCAGCACTTGATGGTGCTATTTCTAATATTAGATTATGGAGATTAGGAAATCTTGACCATAAGATTCTGCCAAATAAGGGTGCTATTGACAAACTGAGAAATATCCTCGCTAGCAATGTTGGTGGTGGAACAATGGATCTTGTTTGGGGTCCAGAAATCGATTTCAAAGAAAGCAATACTCAGATTTATAAGTTTCTTGGATCTGAAAAATATCAGCCTGTTCTGAATAGTATTTATGCTGGACTTGGTATTCCTCCTACTCTAACTGGATTAGCTGGACAAAGTGGTGGATTTACAAATAACTTTATATCCTTAAAAACGCTGATTGAAAGATTAGAGTATGGAAGAGGTCTTTTAGCACAGTTCTGGCAAAAAGAAATAGAGAATGTTCAGAAGGCTATGGGATTCACACAACCAGCTACTATTCATTTTGATCACATGCTTTTATCTGATGAAGTCGCTGAAAAGAACTTACTTGTTAAACTAGTAGAGGAGGATATCATTTCTATTGAAACTGTCAGAGAGCGATTAGGTGAGGATAATTCAATAGAAGAAAAACGTATTCAAGTTGAACGTAAGAAAAGAGATAGAAAAGCTATACCTCCCAAAGCTAGTCCTTACCATAATGCCAATCTTGATTCTGACTATAAAAAGATTGCTTTACAAAAAGGTGAAATTGGTATTGACGATGTTACTGACTTAACTCCTAAGTCACAAGAAGTAGAGTCTCCTCAAACTCCTCCATCACCTGCCCCTCCTCAACAACAAAAAGAGGTTAAAGATAATGGAAGACCTCCGTTTTCTAAAGATACTAAGCCTCGTAAACAAAAGAGAGTTTTACCAAAAACTACTCCTGGGCAGGCAACCGTTATGATTTGGGCTAATGAGGCACAAAAGCAAATTGCCAATATTGTTAATCCTGCTCTATTATCTCATTACGAAAAGAAAAATCTAAGAGAACTTAGTAAAGCGGAGCTTCTAGAAATGGAAGATATTAAGTTTACTATATTATCCAATCTACAACCACATGAAGAAATTAATTCAGAGAAAATTGCATTTATTTTAGAGAAAAATCCTCAATTAACTGCTGAGCAAAAAAGCATCAAAACTCAGATTTATACTGAATGGGTGGGAAATACCAAGAAAGCCCCATCTATTGATGAGTTGCGTCAAATTAACAATGTAAGTTATTCGTTGAATTTTTTTGACGAAAAATAAACTTAATTTATTTTTCATGGTGTATTCCATCTGTAGAAAGGCAGATTATGAAAATATACTTAAATGAAATTAATGACAATCTAGCTCAACGCATGGAGTCGGATAACTCTATTGCGTTTGAGTGTGATATATTATCTCCAGAAGCTACTGCATTATATAAAATCGATAACGATGAACAAACTGCAAAAAAGTTTCTAGCAAATTGGTCCGCAAAAAGTTTTATTGAAGACAATGAAGAAGAAACCAAACAGCAAGATCTTTATTATCTAAATTCTGTTTTGGTATCGGCGGGAT